GGCTGCTAGATCTAATTTTTCCTTCATCAGTGCTACCCTTTCTTGCTCATAAATTATTGAAGGAGTAGTTAAATTAAGTTCAAAATTAACTAAATCATCACCATCATACCCTTGAGTATAAAGATGAACAACTGCTATTTTATATAATTCAGAAAGAATAATTCTCTGGATGCGTTCAATAGTACGAGCAAATCTAATATCTTCAGCAGCTAAAGTAGCTTTACCATCTGTATTTTCATCATATCCCAAAAATGCTTTTGGTATTTTAAGAGCAGCAAATAGTTTATTTCTTAAATATTCTACGTCTGCAATACCATCATATTGCATTCCCGGTGTAGTATCAATTTTAGTAGAAGATTCACCTCCCCTAACAGGAAGATAAAAGTCTTCTAACATGTTTTGCATGTTATATTTTAAATTATATTCTCCCGTTTGTTGATCAACATAAGGAGTACGTTTCATAGTAGATATGGTTTTCTGCATAAAGTTTTCTACTTCTGCAGGTGGGATATTACCGATATCTATATAAAAAATTCTTTTTTCAGGTGCACGAACAATTCTATGTACCAACATAGCATCCTCCATAAGCATGTATTGTTTAAACAATTTACGCCCGGGTTCTATGTAACTTCTGCCATATGGAAGATAATTTACGTCTGATAAGAGTCTGAAGTGGGCTATTTCATAGTTATCAAAGTATATAGCTCTACCACTATTAGTTGTTGATCCTGGGGATGTGATTCCTCCAAAATACCCCCCATATTCTCCTCCACCACTTAACCCATCAGGATCAAATTTAAATTTTACTTCAACATCTTGCCTATTTGATTCACTTATTTTTTCTTCTCTAACAATATTATATGCCGTATAAGGAATAACATTATATACACCAAATTTTTCAGCAATTTCTAATTTTAAGAAAAAATCACCATACTTACACATTTGACGAATCCACATCCATAAATTAAATTCTATGTTTAAAACATCATAGAATAAATTATAAAGAATTTTTTGTAAATTCTCATCAGAAGATTTTATTTGAAGAACTTCACCCATGGAATTTTTAAGGGTTGATTCATCCGCTAATATATCTAAAGCGGATGCTACAATAGCATCCGTATCCATGGCTTCATAATCAGAATATAATTGAGTTCTAAGTACTTGATAATTTAATGCCGGGTTATATACTGGCATTTGGTTAGTGGTGTATAGACGATTGAATCTATCTACCATAGAATTAGTATCGATTTGACCTGCTTGTTGTTGTTGGTTAAAATCGAGGACTTTTAGTTTACTTCCTCCCACATTACGAACAATTACGTCTGTGGAAAATAATCTTTTTAGTCTTGTAAATACAGTTGTATCAGCCATTGTATATTAATATATGAATAAATATTATAAAAGCCAACTAAAATCTTCAGTTCCTCCTTTCCCATCATCCATGCTATAAGGATTATCATTACCCGTAGCAAAATAAGCTCCTTTATAAGAAGATTGAGATTTTTTTATAGAACCTAAAGCGGCTTTAGTAATATCTACTCCATGTTGTCTAAATTTTAATGCGGTATCTCGTACATATAAGCCGATACCAAAACTCATAACTAAATCATCATTATAACCTGTTTGAGCTTCTGCTCTACCATACTTCCAAACAAACGTTTTCATTTCTTCTAATAAACGTTTTGATCTTATTGTAACTCCTTTATCACCTACATATTCTTGGAATTTACCAATAACCATAGGACGAGTTCTTGAAGACATAGTAAAACCTGCAGTCATATTTGAACTTCTACTATATGATTTTAAATAAGAACTTACATCAGGGGCATCTGCCTTAGGTGAATAATACAAGTTCTCATAATTTTTATCTATTATGGTCTGGATAGTACTCCATCCTATGTTAGCGTTTTCTACTACCAACATAGCATTGTTATATTCAGTAGCTATAGCAGTTAATATGTTTCCAAAATCTTTAGTACCAACTTGTCCTTTATATTCACCTACTTGAACATTTGATTCAATATCAAAAATATGAAAAGCCGAATAATCTTTTCCATCTCCTCTAGCTACGTCTGCTGTGATCATATAAGATCTGCTATAGTCTGCAGGTTCCCAAATCCAAAGATTTTGATCAACTCCTCTCCTTTCAAGAGGTTCTTGAATTGTAGTTTTTTCCATAAACTCTACATATTCAGGGTAAAATACTACATCTCCAGATGTGCTAAAATCACAGTCACACTCTTGTGCTGCCATTCGGGGGTCACCTAGCAATTCATCTTGTCTATCTCTCCAACCTTGATTTCTCTCAGGGTGAACGTACCAAGGTAATTTGATAGGTAAAAAGTCATTTTCTTTAGCTTCTGCTCTTGACCAAGTCTGGTGGAACCAGTTACCCGTACCATAAGGAGTAGAAAGTGCTATACACCCACCACCCGTAGCAAGGGTTTGTTGGGCCGAAGCCCAAATTTCACCTATATTTTCAATAAATGCAGCCTCATCAATTAATAGAAGGGAAACTGCTTCTGATCTACCAGCATCACTTGATGCTGATGTAGCTTTAATTTGGGATCCGTTTGTTAAACGTAAAGTTAATTTGTTATTTTCTTCAAAGTCTACTTTAAGCCATGAAGGTAAATTCTCATACATGAATTTAACCTTTGTAACCATGTTTTTAGCAGTTTCCTGTTTGGTCGCAATGCAAAGAATGTTTTTATCCTTATGGAAAGTCATCATCCATAGCGAGTACCCTGCAGATAATGTAGAAATTCCTAATTGACGAGATTTAAGGATAATTGAATAAGGATTTTCTTGAACTAATTTTAAAACTTTTTCTTGGAAAGGATATAAATGAAAATTAATTCTGCCTCTTTGTGGGTGTTGAATCATACAGTACTTTTTCATAAAGTGAATAGGATCCTTAGCACATTTTATATATTCCTGTCTAATTATTTGTTTTAAATCACTCATTGGGGTAGCGTATAATCTACAACATGTAATAATAGAAGTATTCCTACTGCTCCAGTCCAGGGTTTTTTATACCATTTATCTACTTGATTTAAATGGTCTAAATGTAAATTTATCTGGTTGTTTAGTAGTTCTATCTCTTGGTCTCTATATAAAAGAAGATTTTTATTATGGTCATTTAATTCTAGATGAAATTCTATTTGTTTTTCTAATTGTTTAATTAAAACAGTTTTAATAGAATCTTGTGTTTCTAGAGTATCTAAAGCTAAGAAAAACTCCTCAAGTTCCAGTGTAGGAATTTGAAGAGTATCTTGTGAAACACAAAAACTAGACACACATAACATTAATATAGTTAATATGTGTTTCATTTTTTAGTTCTATATTTTTTCTTAAAGTCGCTAGTAGTTTTTTTAGCACTAGTAGTTGGTTTAACTTTTGATTTAGTTTTAACTACTTTTTCATTTTGTTTTTTAATTGCCTTTTCAGTTTCTGCTTTTTGGGCTTCTACTTTTTTACTTTTAGCTTTAACTTGCTTTATTTCTTTTTTATTGGTTTCAACCTTTTTTTTAATTTCTTTTGTTTTTTTAGAAGAATTAATAACCAGTAATCCTCCTATAAAAGTTAAGGCACCTAAAATATATTTCCACAATTTCATGCCAATAAATATTAAAATTGTATGGTTTTCATGATTTGGTTAATACGTTCTTCAGTTGATCCCTTAATAGTATAAACCCCAGGACAATATTTAAGTAAAAGTTTTTGAATATCTTCATCAATTGTTTTTCTATATTCAACATCTGTTTCACGAACACCATTATCTTCAATTTCTATTCCCTCTGGGGAGATATAGAACATGTAGTCGTATTGTTTAAGGAAACGACGAGCATACATTTCAAATGAATCAGATTCCATATAATTAACATTTTTAGCACATCTAGTAAAAGCCATTACATCAATTATAGTTCTATCAGTAATAATATTAGATTGCATAAGTTCACTAACACGTTCTGCCAAAAATATAGTTTGACCTTCAATAGTAGTTTCATGATTCAAAGGTATACCTAAAGAACTTAGATACGCACTACG